CGCTACCGGAAGATCGTCGAAATAGTCGTTCGGAAGAACCTCGCCGCCAGTTGCCTTCGCGATGGCTTCCATCAGCTCCGGAGATGGCTTGTGCGACCCGTTCCGGATGCGCCAGATTGTCGATCGATCAACAGGGCGAATATCGCTTAGGCGCTGAGCGAACTTTTCATCGCTCAAGTCCTCGCGGTCCATCCAGGTGCTGAGTTTCATGCATAGCAATGTGCACCACATACACATGGATTGCAAGCCTATTTGTGCATGGCCGGAACTGTTTTCCTCGCCGGGTCGGCGGGATACTTTGTGCATGGCACGGCATTTCCTTCGCGCATGGCGCAAGCACAGCAACAAAACCTTGGAACAGGTCGCCGATCATCTGCACATGAGCCATTCGCAGCTCTCGCGGATCGAGACCTTCAAACAGCCGTACAATCAGGAACTGCTTGAGGCGCTCGCGGAATTATACATGTGCGACGTGGTTGACCTATTGATCCGCGACCCTCTCGACCCTGAGGGAATGTGGACAATCTGGGATCAGGCAAAGCCAGCAGAACGGCGGCAGATTCGCGATGTAGCTGAGGCGCTTACTAGACGGACCGGATAGGTTCTGTGCACTCCATGCAAAAATAGTTGTTGACTTTCCTGTGCGTCGGATGCACATTCCGATGCATGGAAGAGACCTACATCGTCTATGGCCTACGCCTAAAAGGTGAGCGCGAGGTCCGCTATGTCGGCGAGACCACCAAGCGGCTTAAGGATCGTCTGATCCAGCACACCAGCGTTGCCGTAATGGGCCGCATTGAAGGCGCATTTGCCGACTGGCTCCTGTCAAACAGGGGTGAAATCGAAATCTTCGAAATCGCAACGTGCGAGGATCGCAAGCACGCGCAAGAGACCGAGAAGGTCATAATCGCGGAATGCCAGCGCCTCGGTCAGCGCATCTTCAACCGTAAGCACGCCGGGAAATACGGCAGCTACAAGGTGAAGGTGGCGGCATGACCCAGGCCACAGTCTTTGACCGTCTCCGTAAGCTGGAGACAGAAGGTCGTCCCCTCCACGCTCTGATCGTGGATGCCTGCGATGTTGGCAATGAGGTCGTCGGCGCGCTCGACCAATTACTGCACGCCCTGCATCCATCAACCCAACGCATCGCCGCGCAGCGCGCCCGCACTGCGCTTGCTCGTGCCTACAACGGCAACGGCGACACCCCCGACAACGGAAAGGCTGCGGCATGACGCACCAGAATACGGACCGCCACGCAATGAGCCCGTGGGGCGAGGTCATCCCGCTCCACCGCGGCTATCTCACCGATGCTGAGCGCAAGTTCGACAGCGCACTACGCACCGAACGGGATCGCCTTAGCGCAGCCTATGACCGTAGGCCGGATCTCCATGACGCGCTGCTTCGCTCCGAGCTTAAGCGCAATTCAGATTGGTCGTGGCCGTCTGCGTTCTTCGGGCTGCTCTGCGGCTTGGCGGCGGGGATGCTTCTCACCGCTGGGCTGGCGTGGGTAGTGGGGCTGGTCCTGTGACCCGCCTCTACACCGCCACCGCCGACCAAGTTTCAGGCGCTGACTTCGCTCGATCACTTGGTCTGAACATCCGCACCAAGGAACAGAAGCTCGCCGAGTGGAATACGGAAGTTGAGCGATATGTCGCGCTGATCCTCAAGGGCGCGGAACTATCCGAATACGGAAACCCCGCTGTCGCCGAAGCGAAGAAGCGCATCGCCGAGCAAACCATCCTTGGTCATACGGCTTCGTCGCTGTCGGATCCAATGCTTCGGAGGGTCGCATGAAGTGCCCACGTTGCGACGGGACGGGCGAGCTACACGGGGATGATGCCCTGTTCACAGCGGTTGGCCTGAACATCGCCCGCATTCGCGCTGAGAAGAACATGACGCAGCATGAACTTGCGAACAAGGTGCGCGTAGGACGTACTCAAATCGCAAACATGGAAGTTGGCCGGGGTGTAAATTCTCTCGCTACGATCAACGAAATTGCGAAGGCGCTGGATGTTCCTCTGGCTGAACTGACGGCGGTGCCAGCATGACCTCCCTCCGCTCCACCATCACCAAAGCCGATGAACCGCGCGCAATTCCGTTCCGTGCGAACGCGCCGTGCTTCTACGTCTATCGCATAGTTGATGGACGCACCTATCCGCTGGTTGTCGATTGCAACTCATTGAGCGACGCGGTGGACGGAGGAAAGGTCCAGTGCATCCACAAGGATCATCTTCTGATCCGCGAAGTCGCTGGCGAGCGCGATATTCTGCACCTGTACGCAATCAAGCGCAAGTCGCATCCGCGCTACGTCTACCGCAACTACGCATATGACCGGGTGCACGATCTCTACGCAGCTCATGTCTGCACGATCGATGCGCGGATGCTCAATCAAATACAGGGAGCCGGGGGTCTAGCTGAACAAGCGCCCCGGAGTGTTTCACGATGAACGCGGCACATGCAACGCGCGTTCTTCTGGAACAGTCGGCGCAAGCGCAGATCGTCGAGGACGTTTCAGATATCGTCCGCTGCGCGCCGTTCATTGCCCGTTGCCCGGTTCGGTTCTTCACCCCTGGGCTTGCCTCCGAACTCGCCAACGCGGTCGATCTGCTGGCTTGCAAGGTCGCAGACCTGAGAGAGGCCGAAGGTGCAAATCGATGAAATCGTTGAGGGATACTACAAGATCAGGCTCCGCAAGGCCAGTCCTTGGGTGCCGGTTCACATCTGGCTCGAAGACGGAGAACGCGACCCTGAAACATGGGAATTGCTCTCAGACCAGCGATGGCGCGCGGAATGGGCACCTAGAACAGACAGCCCCCGACTGTTCCCGGCAGACCCGTTCCGCTTCGTCAACCGCGCCTTCCCCATTTCAAAGGACGAATACCAATGGCTGCTGATACTCAGAACCATTCCTTCCCGCCAGCAATCGCAAAAGCGGTCGTCCAGGTGATGAAGGGCTTGGGGACTCTAGGCAAGGAGCACAAGCGCGACGACTACGGCGCGAAATACGAATATGCGTCGATCGACGACTTCATTACGCACGTTCGCGGCCACTGCGCTGATGCCGGTCTGGCGATCATCCCCGATGAAGCGCGAGACGCCGAGACGCGGGAAATCACGACCAGCAAGGGCAAGGCCGCTGTCATGTGGAGCGCCCGCTTCGCCTTCACCCTCATTCACGAGGACGGCGAAAGCTACGGCCCGATCTACAAGGGAGTGGAGGTTCAGCACACTGGCGCTCAGTCGGCGGGCTCGGCTCAGTCCTACGCACTCAAGCAGTTCATGCGCGGGCTGTTCCTGATCCCGACTGGAGACGGCGATGATCCGGATAAGGCTGGCGTCGATATCGCCTCAAAGGGTGAGCAGCAGACCGACCTTCAGAAACTCGCCAACAGCATCCGCAAGAAGATGCGCGAGGCGTCCGACTTGGCCGAACTCGGCTTGGCTTGGAACGACTGTGAAGTTGACCGCGAGCTGATCCGGGGAGCGTCTGAGACGGCGCATAGCTTCCTTGAGAAAGAATACCGCACTCGCGCCGCAGAATTGGAGAACGCATAGCATGGCCTACGAACCCAAAGAGCTCACTGGGTCGCTCTTCAAGAACGACCGCAAGGAAGCCGATACGCATCCTGATTACAAGGGCTCTGCGCTCATCGGCGGCGTCGATCACTGGCTTGACGCCTGGATCAACGAGGACCGCAACGGCAACAAATACATGTCGCTCAAGTTCAAGCCGAAACAAGCGAGTTCCGGACGAGGCGAGAGCAGACAGCCATATGCCGAAGAACTCGATGATGACGTGCCCTTCTGATGCTCAACCGTTCCGCCTTTAAGCCTCGCCGGCAAAACTCGCATCGCGCCGATGAATGGAAGCGCTGTCCGCCATTCCTGCAATGGCTGCGATCGCGCGAATGCTTCCTCGCAGTACATGCTCCAGGACAGCATCAATGCTGGGGCAAAGTGAGGGCCTGCCACTTCGATCCTTGGGGTGACAAAGGTGCGGGAACGAAGGTTAGCGACTGCGCCTGTATGCCGATGTGCGACGGTGCTCATGACGAGCAAACCACTCGCTCGGGATGGCCCAAGTTCCAGCGGAAATACGGCTTCGACGGGCGCGATGTTGTCACCGCCTACTGGCTTGAATGGTCGGAGCGGACGCCAATGGGCGTTGCATGGCGGCGGAAAATGGAGGCGACTGGTGCATAAGATCATTCTGGAAGGCGAGTTCAGCCGTGCACGAGCGAAGATGCTGATCGACAAGGCGCCCCACGGCTATCTTGTCGAGCTGCGCGAGCCGAAACGCACGCTGGAGCAGAACGACCTCATGTGGTCGCTTCTCACGGACATCTCAGTCGCTTGTCCGATGGGACGACGCCACACACCAGACGATTGGAAGGCGATCGCGATGAACGCCTGCGGTTGGGAATGCCAGTTCGTGGAAGGGCTGGACGGTCGCCCATTCCCCAAAGGCTTCCGGTCAAGCCATCTCACGAAAAGCCAAATGTCCCAGCTGATCGAGTTCCTATTCGCGTTCGGTGCCGAGCATCACATCAAATGGACACATGAGGAGGCAGCATGACCAAACCATATGCGCTCCGACAGGACAGTGTTCGAGATGAACCGCTCGACATCCGCGTCTGCAATATCTCTTTCAGGCGAAACGATGAGCACGAGGCGCTTTGCGTGCGCGTGATTCGCTCAAGATCGCATCCGAAGTGGTCACGCAGCTGGAGCGATTTCCGTATAGTGCATCCTAAGCTGAGGAGGGTGCGATAGGATGAGCGCTCGCGACCTTGCGAACAAGCTGCGCCGCGCCTTGCGGAATGAGACTGGCACGAGCTTTTCGCTGGAAGAGCTCCGGCAGCTCGGCGACATGGGTGTCGTCGATCTGGTCGTCGAGCGCGAATTGGAGGAAATGCGGCAATCATGGGTAGGCAAGAACAGCGGCTCTACACAGTCGGGCCATTCTGGCTTGCGCGCCGCGAACAATCGCCATTCTTCCAGATCCGCTGGTATGACGAGCGAGCAAAGGTCACTCGCGGCAAAAGCACTCGTTGCCGGGCGCTAGAAGATGCAATCGCCTCTATTCTATCACATCACGAGGCATGGCGGGCTAAGCAACGCCAAGAACCTGACGAAGCACTTGCCGTCGCCCTGTTCCTGCAATTCTGGAACGAGCGCGGCAATACCCGCCGCAATGCCGCTACCGTGGCCAGTTCCTTACGCATCTTTTCGGCTTTCCTGGATGCTGATGGAGTTGGCATGGGCGTCTCGGTAGCCGATCTGAACAAAGAGCTGTTCGAGCGCTTCATTGCGTGGCGCTCCAGGCCGCACAGCTATTCGATCGAATGGCAGGGAAAGACGTTTGCGCATTCGTCCAAAGGCGTGAGCGGCGAGGCGATCCAGCGCAACCTTGATGACGTTCGCGCGGCGCTCAATTACGCCGTAGGCAAGCAGCTTCCGTGGGCGCCCAAGGTTCCCGCAGTGGCGCTGGAGATGCGCTCCCCGCCCCGCGATGTGACGCTAGCGATCGATCAGCTTGGATCAATCGTCGCCTACGCCGCTTACGATATCGAAGCCTTGCGATGGGTGCTCGGCATGATCGCCACGGCCGCACGGCCTGATGCGGTCCTCAAGTGGAACGTTGCCGAGCAGTGGAAGGGTGAGCCCAATTTCGACACGCATCCTCACGGCGAACCGCGCACGAAGAAGCGCAATGCCGTTGTTCCGCTGATACAGGAGTTCAAGCCCTGGCTAGAAGCCTGGCGGGACTGCCCGCACAAGCGCGTCGTGAGCCGCAAGCGCTGGTGGCGCACCATGCGCGCTGCGCTAGGACTGCCGAGCAACATCGTGCCCAAGACGATCCGGCACACGATCGCCACTCAGCTGCGATCCAGAGGCGTCCCGATGGACGAGATTTCAGGACTGCTTGGCCATACGAGCCAGCACAGGATCACCGCCGGCTACGCCAAGTATGATCCGAACCACCTTCCTCATGCAAAGCAACAGCTTAGCACCATTTGGCAGGAGGTTTGTGCATCTGCGAAGAAGTGGCACACGAATCACTTTCGTGTCACTCCGCATTATGGACAGCCGATTGAGGTTGCGCGGAAACTGGAAAATGTGTAGGTTTTCTGCGGATTTGGTGGCGGTGGGCGGTGACGGGCTCGAACCGCCGACCCTCTCGGTGTAAACGAGATAGGCTAGGCACTGTGGACTATAACAGCGAAGAGAACGCGGCACGAACGAACAACGACCAAAGCGATTTGGTAGTCGATTCTCGTGTCAATTTCGAATCAGTCCACGGGCTCTACGTGATCCGCATTCCGGACGGCCCGTGTAAGATCGGCAAGACCAAGGACTTGGCGCGCCGCCTTGCCGAATGTCAGACGCACCATCCTTACGACTTAGAGGTTGTCGCATGGCTGCCAGGCCTGGGGCATCAGGAACTCGCGTGGCACCACTGTTTCGACGAGCACCGCATTCGTGGAGAATGGTTCAGGTGGGCACCTGAAATATCGTTGGCAATCGAGATCGCCAAAGAGGGTGGAGATTGGACGGAGGTAGCAGTACCGCCACCCGAGCTGCTTGTCGAGCTAGAGGCCCATGACGGCTTTGCCGATTACGAGCATGGTCGAACTATCTATCGGACGCTTCTGAAGCGCTGGTCCGATGAGCGCGGCATGAAGGGGCGCGTCCGCCTACCGCCGCGGCAGAACACGCCAGCAACCCCGAAGAGCCCAGGACCAGTGCCGGCACATCGGAGGATCTCCGCATGAACGCCGAAATCGATCGGCTAAATACACATCAGGGGAATGATGATGACTGATCTTGAACGCCTAGCCAATGCAGCAGAGCGATACATGGACGCCGTAAAGGCCGTGTTCGCAATCGACCCGAACACGAAGAAGTGTTTCGCGGAAGGAAGCCCCACCAAGGATCAGGAGACATACGAGCGGTTCGTTTGCCTCAACAATTGCGGAAAGGCTCTGAGCGAAGCTCTAGCGGCCACCACCCAGAAAGGGTCCGACAATGCCTAACCGACATAGTTCTGGCGATGCTATCCTTTGCGCCGCTTCAACTCTCGCTCGACGGCCTCGCGGATGAAGTCTGAGCGCTTTTCGCCTTCGCTAAGTGCGGCATCAATGCGCGCCAGCGTGCCGCTTGGGAACCGCGCTGGCGTCTGCTCATCATTAATCCTCGGCCGCCCCACGGCAGGGCGAATATCGGATATCTCTTTTTGCGCCAAGCCGTGCATTTTGTTGATATCACCTATTGACCGCGTAACTGATATCATTTACGTGTAGATGATATCAAGTACGGAGGCAAGGTAAAATGGAAAAGTTCACGCCCGGACCGTGGCTCGCAGACGAGGCGGAGGGCCTGTGGGGCGTCTTCGAGGATCGCGACGGTAGCCCGATTGCGGTGCTTGAGGAGAACCTTGAGCCGCTTAAGCCCGAACACGCTGAGGCCAATGCAAATCTAATTGCGGCGGCACCTGAGCTTTACGCAGAGCTTGACCGCATCGTGAAGCATATGGCGCGCGGCGATTGGGTCGCCGCCGATCACGTTGCGAAGAAAGGTGCGACAGTTGCCCTCGCGAAAGCCCGTGGAGAAGCGATATGATCACCATTGGATACAGCGCCAAGAACATGGCCGAGCTTGCCGACTACCTGCTTGACATGGCTAAAGAGCGGAGGGAGCGGGCGCGGTTCACGCCGCGCAAAGCTGATCAGAATGACCTTCTCTCCCAAGCTATGGGAATTGAGTTTGCCGCTGATCTGGTGCGCGACACAGTAATCACACCGGAGCAGCAGGCGTGAAGCGACTTGTCTGCGCCATTCGCGGCCATCGTTGGGAACGCTTTCAAGAGCGCGTCGGTAAGCTTTCGTTCTTGCGTGCCATATTTGATGAGTGCGTTCGCTGTGGCGCGCGGAGGGCAGCATGACACCTAACCCACATCGAGAAGCGGGGGCGCGACCGAGCTATTGCCCACACGGTGTTCGGAGCGATCTTCGCTGTCGTCAGTGCGGCACAAACCAAGAAGCAGGGGCAGCGCCGCCTATCGTGGAACGGCTGAACGCAATGCGCCCGGCGCGGGAAATTGCTCACACCAGCGGTGGTGGGCTCTGCTATGCCGAAAGCGATCAGCAAGTGCTGGTCAACCCCGATGGTCCCGAAGCCGCCGACGCAATCGAGGCGCTTGTGGAGGCGCTGCGGTTCTACGCCAATCCGGAAATCTATAAGCCGCATCCGCATGGGCCGGGCTTTGATCGCCGCGACGTAAGCTACACTGCCCGCGCCCTCCTCGCCAAGCTCGAAGCGGGAGATAGTGCGCCATGACTGACACGATGCGGGATAAGATCGCGCGGGATGAGTTCTGGGCGAAAGTCGATAAGCGCGGCCCTGACGAGTGCTGGGAATGGCAGGGCTCTCGTCACCCGAAGGGGTACGGCAGCACGAAGAAAAACAAAAGAACGCATCGCGTGGCATGGGAACTGACGAACGGCCCGATCCCTGCCGGACTGCTCGTTTGCCACAAATGCGATAACCCCCCATGCGTGAACCCAGCGCATCTATTCCTGGGTACTTCCGCAGACAACGTGCACGACATGATGAAGAAGGGCCGTCGCAGGGCGGTTTATCATCTGGGCGATGACCATCCGGGCGCAAAGATCACCGAGGCTGACGTTATTGCCATTCTAAGAGCACGCAAGCGCAGCGTGCCTCTTCGGATATTGGCTGAACGATATGGCGTCAGCGTCTCGCTCATAAGCCGCATCGCTCTAGGGCTGGCTTGGGCGCATGTTAAGGACAAATGCCAGACGTGCGGAGCGACAGATCCCGAAGAGAACGCATATTGCTCGGATGGTTTTCACGCACCCGGAGAACCATACTGGCCAGAGGGAGAGAGCATTCCCTGCATCACCTGCGGTGGGAACGGCATCACCAGCACATGGAGTTTCGGCGTTAAAGAACCCGATGAGTGCAGCAACTGCGGAGGGTCGGGGCGGAACTGGAAATATCCAAGTGGCACCATAGCCCGCTATTATGGCGGTCCGCTTATCAGCGGCAGGCCCCGCACCGCCCTTTCCTCGAAAAGCGAGAAGCATGATGGATAAGTTGGAGCTTGCTGAGCGCCTTGCTGACGAATGGAACAGCAATGCGGAGAGCGTCCGCCAAATCGAGGCCGACCGCGACTACAGCAATTATTGGCGCGGATACGCTACGGCCCTCGAAACGTGTGCGCGCACCCTAAGAGCACGAATCGAAGGGAAGTCGTAATGGGTGAGGTTGAGCTGAAGCCGGTCGAACCTTTGGTGCGGCAAGAAATGCAGCGGATTCGAGCCCTCTTCGTCAGTTCACCAGACGACAAAGAGGACTTAATCACATACGCTAAGGAGATTGTCAGTCTCCGCCAATCCCTGAAGGATACTCCCTGTGTTGGGTGACTATGGCATACCAGGACGAATCGCGTTAATCCATTTTCCTCTGCCCGGTTAAGCAGGAGTTTTTATGCGTGCCCATGCTGTAGCGGCTGTGACCCGGTTCTATCCCTTCCTTTCGGGATGTGGGACGCTCGCCAATCACCGCGTCATCAATGCGCTCTCGGGGCGTTCCGGTGAGGCGTGGGCCAATGTCGAAGGAGGCAAGCTCTCCGTCTCTCTGGACGATTATGTCGGGCGCGCCGCCTTCTTCGTTGGAGACCTGGACCGCAAGGTTTCGGCGATCATCGACCGGTTCGTCAATCCTGGCGATACCGTGCTCGACATCGGCGCCAACATCGGCCTTGTTTCTCTTCGCCTGTCCAAGCGCGTTGGCTCAACGGGATCGGTTCATGCTTTCGAGCCGAACCCCTCCATCGCCGATCGCTTGCGCGCATCGCTCGACCAAAACGGAATTACCAATGTCCATGTGCATCAGGTCGCGCTTGGGCCTGCCGATGACGTGATGCGGCTATCGGTTCCTGAAGGTAATGCCGGCGCCGCATCGCTTGTCCATACGAGAGGAACTGGAATTGACGTTCCGGTAAAGCGGCTCGACGATTTCAGCCTTAGCCCGGCCTTCGTTAAGATGGACGTGGAGGGCTTTGAGGATCAGGTTCTGAAGGGCTTTCTAAAGACGCTCCGCAATCATCATCCTCGCGCCATCCTGTTCGAGCAGAATGACGACAGGGGTCAGTCAATCCCACTCCTGAGAGACGTTGGCTATCGGATCTTCGGGGTCGCCAAAACCCTCATGAAGCTGAAGCTCGATCCGGTTTCCTCGTGGCGTCCAGACTACCACGACTATGTTGCAATTCACGGGTGTAGTGCTGCCATATACGTCTGAGCGTTTGATTTGGCAGTCGTGTCAGCCACACCTTTCTCGATGAACATGCCATAGAAGGGACCACTAGCGGTACTGCCTATGTAAACGGTGCTGGTGCTGCTGTACAGAGTGCCGGAGAAGGTGGTCGCACCGTCTCCTGAATTGTCGATGAAGCATTCTACCTGCGTAGTCGAGCATATGCCGGAAAATACAGCGTCTACGTTAAGCGAAGTCGGAGAGCGGAAGTCTGTGGCGAGGCTGGCCTGTGCACCGTCGAATGCGCCAGCCTGTGACCGATTAAGCGCTGGGTTGGCAAGCAGCAAGGTGCTCCCGTTGAACGTGATGAGCCAGTTGTTGCCATTCGCAGTCGGTTTTGCCGTGAACCAAGCCGAATATTGCCCACTACCGTCCGTGAAATTGAAGCTAGTCGAGCTTTGAAAGGATGATGTCCCATCCATCTGGAGATAGGGTTTGCCGCTGTTCGCGTGATAGACCCATCCCGTGGCATTGGTGAAGATGATCCCCGTGGTCGGGTCCTTGATCGCTTTTACTGTTTGAAGGTCGGCAGAGACGTTCGTGGTCGCGCCAGTGTCGGTGTAGAGGTTCGAGGTGGTGAGATTGGTCAGGTCCACAGCTAGGTTCGACCCGAGCGACGTGGGCGCCCATGCCCCTGCGGATACGGTGAGCGTGTTGCTGCCTGGGAGAAGGGCGTTTCCCGAGGCTTTCCAGAAGCGACTAGGCATTATTTCTGCGCCGAGCTGGTGGAGGATGGATTATTGCCGCTATCGAGCTGGGCAACATAGAGCCACTGCCCAACCGACATGGCCGTTATTCCGGTGATCGTTTGCGTCCCGCTCGCGGAAATTGCCTGCGACCCGTGAGAAAGTGCGGCGGTCGAATTGTCCATATTATAGCCGGCGCGGATGTGCGGCCAATCCGGGGCCGTGGAGCTAGCCGAGGTCATCCAGTAAAGCGTTCCATTCCCGGTATTCGTTGAGACCGTCGCCGAGGTCGTGGACGTGATCGTGAGGCTCGAAAGAACCGGCTGCGGCGACAGGGACCATGAAATCACCGTGTTGTGGCTATTCGCTCCATTGGTTTCGGTGATCGTCGCAGAGCCCGAGCTGGTGGTTCCCGTACCATCATATGCCCACGAGCGATTGTCGCTGTTGATCGTGATGCTGGAGGGAAGGCCGGATTGAGAGATCGTCGAGCCGTCCTGCGCGCCGATGAACTGCCCCGTGGTCGCAATGCCGATGGTGACGGCGAAATTGGTCTTGAGATCAACGAGAGACGGAATGGTGATCCCGTAGCCGGTCTGGGCGAGGCTGACCGCATTGCGCCATTGTCTTTGGGGATCGGCGATCGCAGCGTCTTTCAGTGCCGCAAGATTGGCGTACCCCAATGCAACCGCGAGCCCGTCCGCCGTGTAGGAATTGGCGAATGAGTGGCCCGAGTTGCTGGTGTTCGTTCCCGATGTCGGATCGTCCCACAGGTTGTTCGAGAAGGTGCAGTGGTTATTGCCCGATACGGAAGGCGTGGATTTTGTGCTTCCCGATGCGCTCCACAGATAGCTGATGTTGTCGTGGAAGTCGGTGTAATTGGGCATGGAGACGCTGAACACGTCGGACGAGGTATCCTGAAAGAAGGTGTTCGCGGCTTGGGCTGACGATCGGGCGATGACGTTATGATGCACCTGGCTTCCGAGCATCCCGTTGGTCGGATCGATGCCCCAATCCTGCGCACTACCTCCGTCTGCCGTGGAAACGATGCCTCCACCGATGATGATGTTGTACGAAACATCGATGTAGGCACCCAGGGGAAGGTCGGTGCTGGTGTTGTTTCCGCCTCCCATGCCAACCCCGATCGGGTTGTTGAGCGACAAATTGCCTTGGTAAATTCCCCCGCCCTTGATAACCGACCCATCGGACGAACAATCGATGAAGCAGTTTCGCCTGACCATCGTATTGAGGCATGTCGTCTGAATGTAGAGCGGGTGGTTGAACTGCGTCGGTCCTCCTGAAGCCGCAGCCGTCGCTCGTGTCGCAGTGGTTTTCCAGCCCGAGCGCCAGAAGATGCAATCCTCGACCGTCAACCCGTCCACAAGATCCGCGTAAATGCCCTGCTGGTGGTCGGATAGAGAGTTGCCGAACGATCCGTATTGAGCGCAATTTCTGACGACGATGTGCTTTGTCCTGACCCCGCCAGCGGCGGTGTGCAGGTCGAAGTTCAGGGAGCAATAAGAGAAGATGCAATTCTCGTAGAGGAGATAATCCGGAGTTCCGGTGGTGTTGGCGAGATTGGCCACACCTTGATCGGCGATGTTCCCGAAATTGAAGTTGAAACCCCTGACCGCGATATATTTGGGTGAAGCTCCACTGCCACCAACGACATATACCGCCGGAAATGAGGTCACGGTCGGGCGATTGCTCCCCGAGGCCTTACCGAACAGCGCCGTATTGGTCGGGTCCGAGGGATTATAAGTCTGAATGACGGTCGGATAAGTGGGGCTGGCCCCGTCCTTTCCCGATACGTTGACGAAGGCATATCCCGTGGTTCCCTCGGCAACGAGGATCTGATCCCCGGCGCTTTGGGTGACGTAAGACAGAGCCTTGGAGATCGTCGCGACGGGAGTTGAGGCAGACTGCGCTTGGGTGGATGTATTGGTGTCCGAGCCAGTCGAGTTATTGACGTAGAACCTTTTGGCTCCCGTGTTGAGGGGAAGCAAGGCATAGCCAGACGAGTCCACTCCATTGCCGATCGCGGTGTCATAGGTGAACGTCGCTGAGGATACGGCAGCCGTTTTCCGATGAAGCGCGGAAAAGCGCGGCATCTAGTGGTAGTCCACGTTGAGCGCGAGAATGTCCCCTGAGGCCAGAGCCGTGGTATCCGCGTCTGCTCCCGCTCCGGTGAGTGCAATGCCAATGCCGGTTGCGAACGCAACGCCGGTCCCGAAGTCGAATGCGAACGCGGCCGAAGCAGGAAGGTAGAGGGTCTTGACCGGAGTATCGGTTCCGACCGTGGGCGACGTGGCCTTGTTGTAGAGCTTCAGGTAAACAGCAGAGGCCTTGGCGTTGAAGCCCTGAATGCCCTTCACCGTGCCCGCCGAGCCCTTGATACTCGCGCCGTTGGTCGTCGCTGCGGCGGACAATAGGCGATAGGTGGATGGCGCTGGGATCAGCGCGTGGGCCGTCGAACCGGGAACAGCATTGACGCGGTTGGTCGTGCCATCCGTGGTCTGGTCGATCTTGACCGGGCTTGGGGTGGTCGTGTCAGCGGCGGCGGTGGCAATCGTGGACCAGTAGCCCATCGCCCTCTTGAAAAGAGCAATGAGACTGAATGTGCCTGTGTCCGTCGTTGCGGCCGAGTCCGCTTGCGCGCCAAGGGCCGTGACCGCCGCATCGTCGCTCGCAAGAGCAACCGAAAGACTGGCAGATTTTGTTGTCTGCCCGAGTGCGGATGGAAGCTGGGCGATCAGGCTGGTGAGGCGCTGGGCAATCCTCTGAAGCCGACCATTCAGGCCGCTTGATGCGGTGTCTGTTGCCGGAGCGGTTTCTGTTAACGCGCCGATTGTCGCATTGTCCTCGTTGGAAAAGACAACAGGCCGGGATGCGGTTGCAGCCGCCCTGCCAGGAGTGAGAGGCTTTTCGACAGTCTGGGTTGCGCCCGTCGAATCAAAAACGGTCATCGTCGCCATGTCAAATGTCCTCCAGAAGTACGATCAGGCCGCTTTGGGCGGTCTTGCTGAAATCGAACTGGCCCTGCGTTCCGGCTCCGCCGCCGCCGAGTAGCCAATTACTGACGTGCCTCCACTTGAGCATGGTCAGCGGCCTGAATAGAGCGTGCCGATTGCACCGCCGCTCAAGACGATCTTCATTCCCGCGGGGCAGGCTATACCCCCGGTCACGAACTGCCCGACAACAACCGCGATTGCTGGAATAATGTCGTTGTTAGCCGCGTCCTTCAGGTTGAAGTTCCCCGCCGTCGTGCAGAGAAATCCGCCGAACACGCTACTCCCTTGAGAGAACGTCGTGGTCGAATTGACGCCGAGCAGCGTGTAATCGTAAATCTCCTGTACGCCCATGATATTCACTCCTTTGCGAGCCCGACTTTTCGCGCCCAGTCTTGAATTGCCTTGAGTTGAAGCGCCTGTTCGGTTGCCGTCAGTGCGTCGGGGGCAGGAAGTCCACCTTGCGCGGGGGCTGCATCAGGTCCGCTGGCACTTGGGGCAGCGCCGGGCACTGACGGCTTTCCGCTACCACCGGAATTGGCTGCGGATGCTCTCCGCAGGCGCTCAGCATAATCAGCCCGGACACGGGCAAGCTCAGCCTGGTAATCATTGCTCGACTCCTGTGAGATGGTGTTCTGGCGTGTCTCGACTTCTTTGGCATGGGCTGCGTCCGATGCTTTCGCTGTCTCGGTTTTTGCCCGAACGTCATTCAGGGCATCGCCGAGGAACTGGATCTGTTGCGGCATTTGCTTGCAGTCGAGTTTCGGACGGTTCGCCGCCTCCCTGACCGCATCACAGACATTGGAGAGTTGCTGTTCGTCATTGTGGGCGCGGTGCATCCACCGTCCTCTGTCGGCGATCAGAGCAACTAGGATCAGCGCGGCAACCAGGCCGCCGATGAGCTTCACATATGACAGGCCGGGGATCACCTGAGAGTTCCAAGCGCTAGGAACACGGTCAGGAACACCAACCCCAAAGCGGTGAGATTGACGGGTGAGGAAATGCCGGCGGCGGCTGCAATAAAGCAGATGAGCGCGAGGATGATGAAAAGCAGTGCAATGGTCATGACGTTCCTCCTGCTTGAATTGTCGTTGCGTTGGCTTTGGCGAGGGCCATTTCCTTGCCGCCGATCGCAGCGGCCACGGCAGCGATGACGGCGGCGTAACCAATCCCGAATGCGCTGGGATCGGGTGGAGAGCCTTTGTCGATGACGGTGTAGATGTACGGGAACGGATAGATGACGAGCGCAGATGCCCCGCCAATCCGCATCAGGTCGAAGTTGCCGCTGAGGCTCTTGAGGAAGTTGAAGGCCATTATCGCCTCACGTCGAACTCTGATCCACCGGGGCGCACCTTGCGGACAGCAGCAAGCGGGAGATATTCGCGCCTCTCGGGGCTCCATGTGATCCACGCATGGCCATCTACGGGGTCGCTCTCGATGCGCCCGACCATTCCCGATCCGACCGCGCGGCGCACATAGTCTCCCGCTTCCACGTCGCTGATCGACTTGGCGGCGCTAAGGCGTCGATGGCTGTCACCGGCCACCGTCACGCAACCCCCAATGCGGCCTTGGCGCGCGCTAGGCAGGCTTCGCGATCCGCGAGGCCGTTAGTTCCGCCGTTGATGAGACGGGTTACGCGCACGACATCATCGGCATCTGCGGCGGTATTGATCCCGCGCGATTGCCAGTAATTGCAGGCTATGTGAGCGGAGATCGAAGGATCTGACGCGAGTTCTGGATTGGTCTCCAACGGGAGACCGAGTTCGGCTCCGATCTTCGAATAATTCGCCCGCCCGGTGAGCTGGAAAATTCCACGTCCCCGGTAAATGAACCCATCGCCAGGTCGAGTATTTCCGAGGTCTGCCCTACCCTCATACTTCTTCTGTGCTGGTGTCGGCCCCCAGATTTCGCGTAGGTAGCGGAAGCCTTCGGTTTCGTGGGATGACTGGGCGAGGAAGTGAGCCAGCCTTAGCTTCGTGTTCACTTCGTATTGAGGGCAATAAGTGTCCAACCCGGACGCTACACCACCACCGATTACTCCAGTGTCGCGCTCGGCCACGGCGTCCATGAGCTCCTTGGTGGTCATCGGTGCGCCCCCACCGCGAACATCGCACTGAAAGCAGCTAGAGCAGCGATAACCGTCTGGACGAACCACACGCCAAGCCGCTGCGCTCCGGTGATTTGCTGGCGCTGGGCTTCGATCGCCGACAGCCTCAGTTCAATCGCCGATAAGCGACCGTCGATCTTCGCCTCAAGCTTTCCTTCGAGCTTGGCGATGTCTCGGGTCATCTGGTTCGGAAGTCCGATGATGACTTGGAGATCGTTGTCGAGCTTGTGCCAGCGCTCGCGTTCGTACTTCTCGAAACCCGCTACCGTGGCTTCGAGGCCGGCGATCCGCTCCCCTACCTCTGCGTGGTTACGGGCGGCCACCATTACGCGCGGCCTCGCGCAAAAGGGGGCGGTTGCTCTCGAAGGGCTAGCTCGGCCATCAGTCGAAGCCCACCACGACGGTGTTACCGCTGCCGTTGCCGAACAGATTGCCCGTAGCAGCCCACGTCCAAGTAGAGTTGCCGCCAGCGGTCGAGAATGTCGCCGAGGATCTAGTGAGGACGTGGTTTCCACCCACGTTCATCGATGTCCAGCCTGAGTTTGCCAGCACACCGGTAATTGTCAGGATCGTATTGAAGCCGCCGCCGGGGCCTTGCTCTTCGGATGCAATCTCCCGAATCGACGCACCCGAGTAGAGGTTGCTCGTTCCATCGGAAACCGATCCGAGAGAGCCAGTGACAAACCCTCGGATACGATTGCCGGACACGGCATTGCCGCTCCCGCCAGAAGTCACGGTCTGCGTATCGAGCGATCCGCCTGAATAGGAGCCGCTGCCCCCTGAGCTGCTTTGAACCAGCTTCATGATGGCGATCGGGCGCATTATTCTTGCGCCACGCTAACAACGTCGAACTTGGTATCCGCGTTGTTCCAGATGCAACCGAGATAGAGGTTCTTGTTCGCTACTGTGGCGGTCGGAAGCGACGTTCCCACAGCCCGATATTGGGTGCCGTAAGCGATCGTTCGGGAAGTGCCGTTGTCCTTCAGAC